CTGTCTGCCGGGAATGGCCGCCCGGTACTGAAGATGGCAGGCCAAGGAGAGCGGTATGAAAATTATTGAAGCCATACAGGAAGCCTACGGCCCGGAGTACACCACGCTGGAAGATGCCATCCACTGGTGGAGCGGGCCGAGGGCATGGCGCGAGGATTTTACCGCTGTCCTAATTTTAAGGAGCGGTAAAAGACCGTATAAACAGCATTTAAGCGAGGTGCAATTTGACGATGACGAACATTGATGCAGGCAGCCAGCGCATCCGCAGGCTGCCGGACAAGCCGATTGTTGGGGAAACTTACCCCAACGCCGGAGGCATTTACAAGGTGGATCGGTATGATGCCGAGCGCGATCTGGCATGGGTACACAGGCCGAAGGACGGCTGGAAGTGCTGCGCACACGGCCCCGCGCTGTACGATGTGCCGGGTCGGGGTATCGAGTTGCAGTGGAATTACAGCACCGGGGGCCAGTTCAGTGCTGACGATTGCGGCGAAAGGTGGTGAAGCGATTATGAAACCAAAGAAAAAGAGCAGGCTGTTTCAACTGCCTGCTCTGCCCAAAGCACCGTGGTGGCTTTCGCTGACGATTGCCAGCGTGTCACTCATGGTATCGGTTATCGCATTAACGCGATGATTGCGACGATAAGGCTGGCTATCGAGACGCCTAAAGCCAGCCACGACTGCACCAGCGCAATGCGGTAACGGCGCTTTTCCTGCTCCTGTCTTTTAAATTCAAGCTGCATGGCGGGAGGGATGGCAGCACCACGGGCAATATCCGGGATGTGAATATCCGGGTCAAACATAAAGATTCACCACCTTTTGCGGCGATTATAGCACAAATACAGAAAAATGAACACCCTATTGCCGAAACGCCCCTGCGGGGGCGTCACTGTGAGATGACCTACACAGTCTGATGATGGCAGGTCAGAAAGAGGTGATTTTTTGGAAGCGTTATTGAAAGCATCGGAGGCCAGTGGCTTGATGGGCGTGTCTATGCGACATGTCCGCAGAATGGCGCAATCTGGTGCGCTTTCCTATCAAATCCACATGAACGCCCAGAACAGGCCGGAGTACCTGTTCCCACTTTCCAGTCTGCCCGATGCGGCGCAACAGAAATACTTTGCGGAGCACGCGCCAGCCGCGCTGCCTGCGGCGACCCCGTCCAAGGCGAAAAAGGCCGACAAGCCCACCGTCTGCAAACCGCTGGAAGCCTACACTGCCGAGGAACGCGGTGAAATTGGATACTGGATAACAACTGTTGACCGCTGGCAGACCTACCGCAACAAGGCCGGGACGAAGAAAGCCGAGTGCGACGAAAAATTTGTACTGCTGTGCCGGATGGAAGAACCGGACCGACAGATCAGCGTGGAGACGCTGTACAGGAAGTGGGCGGCCATCCGCGAGGGCGACTATGGCGCACTGGTGGATATGCGCGGCAAGGCACGCAAGGGCATGAGCAAGATGCCGGAGGCTATTGAGAGAGTTTTTCTGTCACTTTTTCTTGATGAAAGTCAGCTTCCCGTGCCCCGCTGCATTGCGCTGACGGAAGAGTGGGCGCAGCAGAATATGCCCGAAGCGATGCCCCTGCCGGGGTATCACACCTTCTACCGCAAAGCAAAGGCTGTGCCTTACCCGGTCATGGTTTTGTGCCGCATGGGCGAGAAAAAATACTATGACCTGTGCAGCCCCTACATACGCCGCGAATATGAGAGTATCAATGCCAACGACTTCTGGGTAGGCGATACCCACACCCTTGATGTGGAAAGCATGGGGCCGGATGGTACGTTGCACCGCCTGTATCTGAGCGCGTGGCTGGACGCCCGCAGCGGTATCTTTACAGGCTGGTATGTCACGGACAGCCCCGGCAGCCAAGCGACGCTGAACGCGCTGCGCAAGGGTATCTTGAAGTCTGGCATTCCGAGCCGCGCCTATGTTGACAACGGCCGAGAGTTCTTGACCTACGACATCGGCGGACGCGGCCACCGCGCCAAGAAGCGACTGGCCGACGGCAGCGAGCCGTTTGCGCCGCCCGGTGTTTTTGAGCGGCTGGGCATTGAAATGACAAACGCCATTGTGCGCAATGCCCGCGCCAAGCTGGTCGAACGTCGGTTTGAGGATGTTAAAAACTATATTTCCCGACTGTTCCCGACCTACACAGGCGGCAATGTGGTCGAGAAGCCGAACCGCCTAAAGGCCGTTTTGAAGCGCGGGGAGCACATCCCCACCGATGCCGAAGTCATCGCCGCTGTCGACACCTTGATAGAAGGCTACATGAACTGCGACGACTACGGCGGCAGTGTGGCCGAGGATAAAGGCAAGAGCCGCATACAGGTCTGGCACGAGAGCCTGCGCAACGGCGTGGCCCGCCGCCCCGCCAGTGACGACGATCTGCAGCTGATGCTGCTGCGCACCAGCAAGCCCGTCCGCATCGGACGGCGCGGCGTGACCTTGAAGCTGCACGGCTTGGAGTTGGATTTTTACACCCCGGAACTGGTAAATATGCGCATGAAGGAGAAAGTTTATGTGCGGTACGACCCGGAAGATCTGTCCAGCGTGCGCGTCTACGATATGGAAGACCGCTTCTTGTGTGTAGCACCGCAGAACAAGCTGACAGCCGGGTATCTGGAAAATCAAGAACAGATCGCCGACCTTATGGCTGCCAAGCGCCGCGCCGAAAAAGCCGTGCGGGAATATGGCGCAGCCCTCCGGCTGCCGGATGATCCAGACCGCGCCCTTACCCTTGCAACGGCACTGGCCCAGCGCAATCTGGATGCACTGGACACCTTCCCCAGCCCGAAGCTGATACAGCTGCAGCAATCTGCCCGCGAAGAACCCCTGCTTAAAGCTGTCGGTGACATTGACATCGGCAGGATGAATGAGAACATCATCAGACAACGAGGAGGAATTGAAGATGGAGAAAACCTATAACCCCGCGCTGATCCAGCGCACGCAGCGCTACATGGAGACGCACAGCATCAGTCAAAATCAGTTTGCTGCTAAAGTGAATCTTTCCAGCGCGGCACTGAGCAGCTACCTCAATCAGAAGTATAAAGGCTCAGTGGAAGCCGTCGAGCGGCAGCTGAGCGAGTTCTTCAAGCTGGATGAAGAGGCCGAGGCCGCCGCCGAGAAGACCGCCAGCCTGCTGCCCCGCGCGGCGTATGTGCCGACCAGCATCAGCGAGGATGTCTGCCAGAGCATCCGCTTTGCCCAGCTGGAGCATTGCATGGTCGTGCTGCACGGTGACGCGGGCGTCGGCAAGAGCAAGGGCGCACAGAAGTTCCTGCGCGACCATCCCACGAACGCGGTGGGCATCAGCATCACACCCAGCACGGGCACACTGAACGGCTCTATCAAGCTGCTGGCCCGCGCCCTGCGCGTGCCGGAGTGCCGCAACAAGATGGATCAGATGATGGCACTGCGTTCCCGCCTTGACGGCACAAACTGGGTCATCGTTATTGACGAAGCCCAGCACCTCAAATATGCGGCGCTGGAAGAAATCCGCTCCCTGACGGACGACAACCCCATGACCGGGGAGCACGGTGTCGGCGTGGTGCTCATCGGCAATAGCGAGGTGTACAGTCGTCTGCAGGGCCGCCAGCAAGCGCAGTTTGCGCAGCTGTTCAGCCGCATCCGTATGCAGCGCGAGTACACCACCCGCAAGGTCAAGGAAGATGACGTGCGGAAGCTGTTCCCGGTGCTTGCCGAGCAGGACGCCCGCAAGGAAATGGACTTCCTGCTGAGCGTCTGCCGCAGTCCGTGGGGCATTCGCGGCGCAATGAACCTGTACACCAACGCGGCCAGCGCCAACGATATCAGCTATGAAAATCTGTACCGCATGGCCGCCCACATGGGCATTGGTATGCTGGGGGCAGTTTGAGGAAAGGAGTTTTTTAGATGAATTTGAAGTGCGGATATTTTACCGTGGGCGGCATCATGTGCGGCTCGCTGGTGGGCATCTTCGTCGGAGCGTTGGCCGTGAACGCCAGCCTCGGCTACATGATCCTGCTGCTGGGCGCGTGGGGGCTGTGCCTTTACATCACATCGCGCAGCCTTATGGACGATGCCCGCCGCGAAGAAGCGGTGCTGCATCAGCCCGCCGAGGAATTTGACGATCCCGACGAACTGCCGCCCCTTTACTGGGAGGGCTATGACCGAGGCTATGAAGACGCCCTTGAAAGCATGGCCTACACCCGCCCGCCGCGTGTGCGGCCACCCAAGAGCAAGAAAAAAGGTGCTTAGTTTAACAACACCCCCTGCGGGCAGATGCCCGCACCTTAATGCAGCCGCCCGGATGGGCGCGGGTCTCAAGCCCCGGCAAATGCAGAGAGAGGAAGGAGTGTTCTTGTGAAAAAAGAAGATTGGGAAAAGGCCAAGAGTAGACTGCGTGCTCCACTCGGACAAGTCGATTTGCTGTGCGATGGGTACAGCGTCACACTTGTCAATGAGTGCATCAGCATGTTCCGCAACGGAATAGCAGTGTATGTCAATGGCGAAATACGCGGTTCATGGTTTGTGCAAGATTGCGAGGAGCGCCGGAGGTTTATCCCTCAAAAAGAAACTACCTTGATGACCCGCAAGCAGATTGCCGCTTATAACAAGATGCCGAAGAAAGACCGGGGGCTGCTTAAAAAGTTCCGCGAGGAAACCTTCACGGCCTATCAAACACACTGGACGAACTGGCAGGCACTTGTCAAGCATTTTGAAGCCAACAATGCCGACATCCGCCTTGTCACGCCGCAATAAAGCAAAGGAGTACATATCTATGGCAAGAAAGAAAGTAACCAGCGTTCCGGCGCTGGCCGACTGGGGCGCAGTGGACAACGCCCTGCGGGACATCCGGGAGTGCCAGCACACGCTGGCGGAAATGGCTGTCCAGCGTGACCGCCAGATCGACAGCATCAAGGCCGACTACGCACAGGGGGCTTTGCCGCTGCAGAACCGGGTCAAGGCGCTGGAAAGCGAGGTCAAGGCATACGTTGATCTGCATCGGGCCGAGCTGGACGGAAAGAGCCGCGCTCTGAACTTCGGCACTGTCGGCTACCGTGTCAGCAGCAAGCTGATGCTTGCCAGCAGCCGCGTGGCCGAGGCCATCGCCACACTGAAGGTGCTGGGGCACACCGAACTTATCAAAACCACTGAAACGCTTGACCGTGAGGCTCTGAAGCGCCAGCCCGGTGACATTTTGCAGCAGGTGGGCGCTTACATCCGCACGGTGGATGAGTTTTACTATGATGTGAGCAGCAAGGAGGCCGACGCATGATGACTTCTATCGCAGGCGGACTGAACACGGGCATCTGGCTCTATGCTGTGGTTCTGGGGGCTACCGGGAGCGCCATCATCGTAACGGTGGCTGCATCGCTGCTGTGCGCAGGCGTGAAGTGCATCGTTAAACATTTCAAGAACGGCGGCTGACGCCGGGAAGGGAGGCTACTTATGGCCGGGAGCGGATGCAACGCTTATCAAATCCGAAAAATCTACGCTATCGGCGGCGCTCTGGGCATGGTGAAGCGGAACGAGGAAGACGACCTGCTGCATGAGTTGGTCGAGGGCATGACCGGGAAAAAGAGCATTAAAGCCTTGACCTATGGCGAAGCCTGCAAGGTCATCGGCGAGTTGGAGGGACGGCAAGGAACGCCCCCGCCCCGCAAAAGCGGAAAGCCGCTCCGCAAGACCGCACCGGGCCACACCAGCGAGGGACAGCGGCGCAAAGTCTGGGCGCTCATGTATCGGCTGCAGGATGCCAGCCCCAGCAAGGCCCCGCTCGGTGACAGGCTGTGCGCCATCATCAAGAAGGAACTGGGCATGGATGCCTTCCCGAAAGACCCCTTCGCTTGGATCAGTTACAAGGACGGCAACAAGCTGGTCGAGGTTTTGAAGGGCTACGTCAAGACCGCGCAGAAGAGCCGGGGTGATGCCGATGGATGAGTGGGAAATCCACCCTGACGATCTTTCCCCCGCCCAGCGGGAGGTGGCCGACCTCATCGGCTTTGAGAACTATTTGAAGCTGATCGACGTGTACGCTGCCGAGACAATCTACATACCGAAGCGCGACAGTTTTGAGCGGATCGCCCGCAATCAGCGCATCGTGGAGGAATACAACGGCGACAATCTGAAAGCCCTTGCCAAGAAGTACAACTTGACAACGGTGACGGTGCGGGCCATCGTGGACGAAAAGCACCGGGAAATCCGGGCAAGGCCCCTTGATGGGCAAATGAGTTTTTTCCCGCCAGAACGTAAAGTAAAATATTAAAATGCTTAATCTGGCCCATTTTACGAATCGTGAGTATCATTGGTTATAGAAACCAGTGACACTCACGATTTTTTAGTTTAGGGGTACGGATTATGGAGTTTGATGCGGGAACGTGGTGGCTGATCGGAATCCTGCTTACGTTCTTGATTGGGGCGTTGGGCTGGATGGTAAAACGCAGTCTCGACAAAATCGAGCGGAAACTTGACAGTGCGGCAACTAAGGCCGAACTTGAAAAAGAGGTCGGCGAGTGCAAACAGCAAATTTCGGAAATTCAGCACACCTACACGACCAGAAGCCAGCACCAGCAGGACTGGACTGAATGCCACAACGACATCAAGGCCATCCAGCGAAACTTTCTGACAAAGGAAGACTACTTCCGGGAACAGGCGAAAACTGAAAAGAAACTCGACCAGATATTGAATCTCTTGATGAAAGGACGGCTCTCCGATGAATGAAAAAGAAATGCTGATGAAGCAGCTGCGTGCCAACGCCTTCCCGCACAATAACGGCAAGGTCATGCAGGCCATCAACATCATCCGGCACAGCTACAACCGCTTGACCGATGTACAGCAGGCGGCGCAGATTTGGGGCGTCAGCCAAGATGACTTCCTCGACTGCATCAATTATCTGGCGATGGCAAAGTACATCCAGCTGCGCACGATTGCGGACAAAATCCTTGTTCCAGATTTTGCAGACATCGGCTGGGATTTGCTGGAAGCCAAACTTACCGCCGAGGGCATCAGCGTCCTGTGTCACAAAACCAAGGATGAGATGATCGAGGTGTGATATGAGCAGCTGGCCGTTGAATGGCAAAAAGGGCGGCAATCGCAAGCACAGCAAGATCGACACCCTGCCCCCAGAAATGAAGGCCACCGTGGAAGAGATGATAATGGATGGCAGTGCCACCTACTCCGACATCGTGACCTATCTGGAGCAGCAGGGGTACAGTCTTTCCGTTTCCAGCGTCTGCCGCTATGCACAGGGGTATGTGGAGAATCTGCAAACCTTACAGATCGCACAGGCTAACTTCCGCAATATGCTGGACGAATTGGAGCGGTATCCCGATCTGGACACCACCGAAGCGCTTGTGCGTGTTGCCAGCCAAAACCTTATGACCGCGCTGACCTCTAAAAAGGATGAGGATTGGAGCGCGGTCAGCGTCGATAAACTTATGAATCAGATCAGCGGTCTGACCCGCGCCGTCGCCTACAAGAAGCGCGTGGAACTGCAAAACAAGTCTGACATCGAGGCAGGCACGGGCGATCTGAAAAGCGCCCTGTGGAGCGCTATGGCGAAGGAACGGCCCGATCTGTACAAACAGGTATCGGCCTACCTTGATCGCAAGGCACAGGAGGGCAGCGCATGAGTATGTACGCCCTGCAGGTTATGACCGGGATGGAAGCCGAAATCACGCAGAAGCTGCGCGGCAAGGGCGTGGACGCCAGATGCCCGCAGGAGCGGCGGATGATCCGGCGCGGCGGAAAATGGCAGGAACAGCTTTACACACTGTTCCCCAGCTACATTTTCGTCAGCACGCCGGATGTGTACCGTGTCTATTATGCGGTGCGCCATGAAGACGGCGTGCTGCAT